ATCCTATTGGGGTGAGGATGTTATTCAAATAGGCTGCAAACGCTACACCATTTCCGAGTGGCAGAAGCATTTCCGAATAATTGGCGAGGCCGAAGGCTATAGTCCCGAGCAGATGGAGGAATACAAAGGGTATATAGACCTGATCGCCACCATGCACAAGACGTGGAAGGTTGAGAAGGTAAAGGACAAATAACAGCACGAGGTGTGTAGCTCAAAGGTAGAGCGGTGCAGGGATGCGAAATAGAAGCACAGAGGTTGAAAGACCTTGCATTTCCGGGCGCAGGTTGCAGGTTCGAATCCTGCCGCACTTCCAAGATAGCCACCGCATAGGTGAGGGGTTTGATTGCTGGCACTAACCCCGCCGCAAGGCAAAAGCAATTTCTGTGTTCTTTGACACATTGATACACGAGAACCATCCGAGCGGATGTAAAACCCGGCGAGCGACTTGGCGCAGAAGGGCTGGCAACAGATAAATACCAATGAACGAGCGATGACCCGGAGTAATCCGGAGAGCCGTATTGATTATTACGCCTGGTGTGGCTTGACTGCCTATCCAGGCTCTATGGCAGACCTTGCGCACCGTTCTTTCAGCAGTGGGTTATTTCATTTTAGGCGTGAGGTCTGCATCTTGCCCGCGTGCGTTTTTCGGTGGCGCAGTTTTGAAATGGAGTTTAAAGTTACAGTGCGCGCGGGCTTATTTGCAACACCTTAAAACAATTATACTATGGAGAAGAACACTTTGAGGAAGAGGAGATTTCTATGCTTCGACCTGACGCCCAGGTGGAAAATGTGGAAACGGATCGAAGACCTGGAGGTGCGGCTTGCTACATGCCTTTGCGAGCGCAATGAAGCGGATGGACGCCTTATCGAGCGGGAACACGAGGTATTGGCGCTCACTCAAGCACGTGATACCCTGTACAAGCGCATCGACGAACTGGAAGGCAGGCTCAGGAAATTCGACCGTACCCGTGGGAAAAGCGGCAAATACATCAAAGGCCATGAAACACGATCCTCAAAATAAAATTCTGGCCTATCTCAAGGCCGGCGGCAGGCTGACTGTTCGCAAGGCTGAGAGGCTGTACCACACAACGGAGCTGCGCCGGATCATCAGTCGGCTCCGGAAAATGGGATATTCCATTTGCTCGAACAAACAGAGGGCCGTTACGGAAGACGGACGGCCGACACAGTTTAACGAGTACTATATGCCACAGGTAGCGGATTCCTGCCAATAATCCGCAAATCGCATTTTAAGTTTGGTATTTGCCATTGGCCTGCTGTGAAGCACGCGGATGGTGTGCCGTCGGCATTAAAGCCCTACGCGGTGGCGTGGGTGAGTGGAGATGTCGGCGGCATTTATTGAGCTATGGTGTAATGGTTAACACACCGCCCTTTGGAGGCGGTACTCCCGGTTCGAATCCGGGTAGCTCAACGGGGTTCTAGCCCTAATGTTGTGAGTTTGATCGGGCGCTTGGGCGTCTGTCACAACGGAAGCTGACAGAGGGTATATCCCTCGACAATCCGAGGCTGCGTGAAGGAAGTAGCAAGGCCGAGGCGGGCTAAGCCCACGAAACGGGAGATAAAGAACGCAAATCGGCGGCGCGAAGCACAGTAACGCCGCCACCGCGGGGGCAGTAAGAAGCCCCCGCTTCTTTTGGATACAATCAAACGACCATGAATAAATATCTTCAAGAGCTCAAAGACAAAGGACTGGTGCCTTTACGGCTCGACAACAACACGGTGCTTTGGGTTACACCCGACAAGGCCAATGAGAAGTACAAAACACGCTACCTCAAGAATGCCGAGAGGTCGCGGAGGATGGCATTGAATTTAGATTAGTTATGAATTACGGATTACCTTATAAGGGTTCTAAGAATAGTATTGCGAAATGGGTTATTTCGAATCTTCCCGCGTCGCATACGTTCGTGGATTTGTTCGCCGGAGGATGTGCGGTAACTCACGCTGCCATATTGTCTGGTAAATTCGGGCGTTTCATTGCAAACGATATTACGGAATATCCCCAAGTCTTCCGTGATGCCATCGATGGGAAATACCGGAATGAATGTCGATGGATCAGTCGGGAGGATTTCTTCCGTCTCAAAGACATCGACCCCTACGTGCGGCTTTGCTGGAGCTTTGGGAATGGTATGCGGTCATATCTGTATGATCCGGAGGTTGAGCGGTTTAAGAAGCACCTGCACGCGGTATTTTTCGCGGGGACGCCCACGAGCGCGCGGTTGGCATGGAAAGGATTTGTCCGGGAATTTGCAAAAGTCCGTGATGAAATAGGAGAGCTGACGCAAAAGGTGCTGAAGTTGTGCGCAGCGTGCGACGTGGCACCTCAATACAATGCGGACGGCACATTGAATACAAAGGCGATACATACAGATGTTTTTCGGGTTAAATCAGCGTATTTGCGAAAATATTTACAGGACGCCCTGAAATTATCCGGTCTTACGCAAAAAGATGTCGACCGACACCTTGGGAATTATATGGGTAGGCATTATTTTAGCGAATCTCAATGGATGTTGCCATCCTCTGAACAATACGAGAAGTTGCAAGAAATTTTACCGGCGTTAACTATTCCGTGGGCGTCCTTAAACGAAAGTCTGCAAAGTCTGGAAAGACTGCAAAGTCTGGAAAGTCTGCAAAGTCTGGAAAGTCTGCAAAGTCTGGAAAGACTGCAAAGTCTGGAAAGACTGCAAAGACTGCAAAGTCTGCAAAGTCTGCAAAGTCTGGAAAGACTGCAAAGACTGCAAAGTCTGGAAAGACTGAAACTGTCCCGAAAGGATTACAGCGATGTTGCTATACCGCCGGGCGCGACGGTATACTGCGACCCGCCGTATGCTAACACGTCGGGGTATATCGACGATTTCGACCATGAACGATTTTATAGATGGCTGCGCAGCATGGAATTCCCGGTGTTCGTTTCGGAATATTCCATGCCGGACGACTTTATATGCTTTGCGAGTATTGACAAAGCATGCACCTATTCATCATCAAAAACGATAAAACGCGTAGAAAAGATGTTCGTACACGAGCGGTGGGCGGATGCTGTGAGGCGTCCGGATGATAATGTTCAGGGGCGGCTGTTCTAATCCTCCCTGCGTCGCAATAGTATTACCGCCATAGTAGTATTGTCGGCTGGCGTCCTATCTACGAATAACCCCTAAAAGTAAGAAATTATGGATGACATTACCCGCGTCTGCCGCAAATGCGGGCAGGAAAAGCCGTTGGAAGAGTTTGCGAAGAATAAGGAATGCGTATTAGGTCATAGCCATATTTGCAAACAATGCAAGGCGGAGCAGTCCCGTAAGTGGCACGCAGCCAATTTCGAAAAGGCGCGGGAAAATAACCGTAAGTGGCACGCAGCCAATTTCGAAAAGGCGCGGGAAAAGCACCGTAAGTGGCGCGCCGCTAATCTCGAAAAGTGCCGGGAGTATGACCGCAAGTATTACGCGGCCAATTCCGAAAAGTGTCGGGAGTATGACCGCAAGTATTACGCAGCCAATTCCGAAAAGTGTCGGGAGTATGACCGCAAGTATTACGCAGCCAATTCCGAAAAGTGTCGGGAGTATGCCAGAAAGTATTACGCAGCTAATTCCGAAAAGGCGCGGGAAAAGCACCGTAAGTGGCGCGCCGCTAATCTCGAAAAGTACCGGGCGAATGCCAGCAAGTATTACGCAGCTAATCTCGAAATGTACCGGGCGTATGACCGAAAGAAACGCGAGAATCTGACTGACGGGTATTTAATGGATAAACTAAAGCGCTGCAACCTCCCCGTAACCCCCGAAACAATCGACTACAAACGTATTCAACTAAAGTTATACCGAGAAATCAAAAAACAACAAAACGATGAAAGAGATTAAGAACATCCGGGAATTGACGGCCGATTTGGGCCGCGTGTATGCAGAGCTTCGGGCACGAGAGATCGAGATCAAAGAGGCATCGGAGATTGCTAACATTGCGGGTAAGATCATCAACGGCGCAAAGGCTGAAATGATGTACCGAATCGCCCGTAAGGAGAAGCCGTCGATACCTTTTTTCGATGCCGATGGCAAATAATTTTGCAGATTCGAAATGATTTTCTATCTTTGCTGTTGCGACAGAACTACTTTACGTAGTCATTAGAAATATACGAACGTCTTTTGGGCGTGTTCCCGTTGCACTTCTACGCTACGTAGTTGTGGTTCTGTCGCAAGAATTAGGGGGCACGCCCTCTTTTTATACCATACATTAACCTAACTTGTGTTCAACAAATGCGACAGAACAACACAAGTGGTACCCGGGTAAATAACACCCAGACCACACCGCGCGCGAAGAAAAGCCGCACCGCATTCTACCGTTGCCATCTGAAGGCCAACAAACCCCTATTTTCATCTGATAGGGTCGATTACACCAACGTTATCCGCGCCACGTGCGAGGAGCATGC